CCAGAATTTCGAGATGTTACCTAATTGTTATAATCGGCCATTAGCCGATCTTTCCCCGGATCTTTCGCCAGATAGCCGGGTTAACAGCTCTCACCGGGCCATCATCGCCGGATCACCGGGTCAATTCTTGCCGTCGGATCTGGCCGGGGTTATGGCCGCTTGATGGTCAGATAGGGCTGCATAGGGCTAGATAGACAGTTACCCCACAACTTCACCAACTCTCACCAATTCCCCGAATAAGTAAATAATTCGGCCTATAACATTTAAGAAACGATCAATAACCGGCAAGAGATGGCGTGATCCCAAGCTCGCTTTCCTACGGCGTTGAGCGTAGAAGAAAAGTATTGCCCTAGCGTGGGAAAATGAGTCATCGACCGGGGGACTTTTAATAAACGCGCGCCGTGTATGTAACTATCACCCCAATGATTTTTTCTAAATAAATGGGGGCAGCTACAAAAATTCTTTTTTATGAAGTAGGCGTAAAATAATGACTTTATGTATTGTGACTAAGATCACACACCTCAAGGCGGGACAAAAGGCAAATTTCCCACCTTATACAATATAGAGGGGTTTGTGAGGCGCAGTGGCAAACCCCGACAGTACGGACGCTTCCAGCGTCCTTCCGATGGCCGAAGGTTCTACCGAAGGCCAGCGCTCCGGGCGTAGCCCTTCGCTTTAAGGGTTGGCGGCGTTACACGCCACCCATAGGTTATTTCCCAATGGGAACCATAGGCACCGCCCCAAGGGCGGCGCAGAATTTAAGGTGGGTGAATTGTATGGCTAAGCCATCGGCTAATAAATACAAGATCGCACCAGATAGCAAAGTGCCTGCTCCGCAGGCCAAGCAAACGATCTTAGAAATGATCACCAAAGGCTATTCCATCGCGGACGCAGTCCGCGCGACTGGAAAGTCAATTAAGTCCTACGAGTACTATCGCGCCTCTGACGCTCAGTTTAAAGAGGCGGTGGACTTAGCTCGGGCAGTCCAGCGCCGAGATGGGGTTATCAGCGAAGAGGATGCTTCGATCAGCTTCGAGGATTTTCGAGCCAAGTACCTCAACTCCAAGACCTTTGATCACCAACGTAACATTATCTCGATGCTCGAAGAGGGTAAGCCTGCTTGGATTCACCCAAGCATGCGGTACGAAGAGGGCTTTCCAAATTACGTGCTGGTGAACATGCCACCGGAACATGCCAAGTCCATGACGGTCAGCATTGACTACATCACCTATCGGATCTGTATCGATCCGAACATCCGTATCAAGATCGTGTCTAAGACCTTGACCATGGCAAAGGACTTTCTTTACGCGGTGAAGCAGCGGCTTACTCAGCCCGCTTACGCGGAACTTCAGCGGCGTTATGCCCCAGCGGATGGCTACAAAGAAGCATCGGACAAGTGGACGCAGGATGCGATCTACCTTGAACGCGACTCGGGCGAAAAAGACCCTACCCTGCAAGCCTTGGGTATCGGCGGCAGATTTACGGTGCTCGCGCAGACTTGATCGTTCTTGATGACTGCGTGACCTTGTCTAACTCAAATGAGTATGAGAAGCAGATCCGATGGATCCAGCAGGAAGTGCTTACCCGTGTCGGTCCAACGGGAAAGATTTTAGTTGTTGGCACCCGCGTAGATCCTATTGATCTATATCGCGAGATGCGTAACCCTGATCGCTATCCAGATGGCAAGTCCCCTTGGACATATCTGGCTATGCCAGCGGTTCTTGACTTTGCCGATGATCCAAAGGACTGGAAAACCCTCTGGCCCCGCTCAGACAAGCCTTGGCTTGGAGATGACGCGAATATAGGCGAGGACGGATTGTACCCACGCTGGGACGGTCCTAACCTTCGTAAGCGCCGCGGTGTGCTTGACCCAAAGACATGGGCGATGGTTTATCAACAGCAGGATGTGGACAGCGAGGCTGTCTTCGCACCCGAGGCTGTTCGCGGTTCGGTATCAGGCATGAGAGCCATTGGCCCTCTTAGCCCCGGCTCTCCCGGTCATCCAAAGACCTTGGGTGGCAATTACACCATCTGCTCAATGGACCCAGCCATGTCGGGCGATACGTTCTCGATTGCCTATGCTGGCGATATTACAACTCAAAAGCGTTATGTCCTAGAGGCAAGCCGTATGCCCGCTCCTACGCCACAGCGTATTCGCGAGCTGATCTTTGAGTGGACTGAGAAGTACAAGCCATCAGTTTGGGTTATTGAGAAGAACGCATTTCAGTTGTTCTTGACAATGGACGAAGAGATTAACCGCTACCTTGCTTCACGCGGTATTCGTTTGGTTCAGCACTATACCGGTGCCAACAAGATGGATGCAGAATTTGGCGTAGCCTCAATGGCTCCGCTATTTGGAACAATTGACAAGCTCGGCAGCCACATGGGTAACAACCTTATTGATTTGCCACGCAGCGACAATGAAGGCGTTAAGTCGCTCATCGAGCAATTGATCACTTGGTCCGCTGGTACCAAAAATAAGCAGGATGGTTGCATGGCGCTCTGGTTTGCAGAAACTCAGATGCGCGATTACATCAACCAGTCAGGAGCCTATGGCGGCTCCTTTATTAAAAACCCATTCCAAACACGCGATCAAATATCGCGTCGTAGGGTTATCAACATTGAAGACTATCAACGCGAAAAAGAAAAATTAGCGGCTAACGGGGGTTACCTACCTATAGTGCTTGAGATTGATGTAATTTCGGACAAGCTCCGAAAGTTACGTGCGCACTACTTCACACGTGATTCACGTTATGACGATCTATTGGCGATCCGTCAGGGCAAGATCGATCAGGTCTTCCCGGGTATGTTCTCAGAGGACTATCCAAAGCCTATGATCGCAAACTTTATCGACGTTGCTGCACGTGACGTTGCCGAAGTTATCGCTCCGCTCCCTGCTTTCAATTGCATGACCACCAACACCACATCAGACCTTTCTCGCAAGCGGGCTGATAAGCGCACCATGATTGCTGCTGGTTATCGCGACACAGCCAACTTGCAGACCATGATGTACACCGGTGCTGATCGCTACCTCACCTTTGGCTGGCTCCCATTCCTCATTGAAGCGGATTACGAGAACAAGCGCCCAATGATTCGCATCGATTCTCCTATCGGTGCCTACCCAGAGTTTGACAGATTCAACCGCCTTGTTTCATATTCAAAGCGTTACGTCAAGACTGTACGCGAATTGATCAATGACTTTCCTGAGCATGAAAATGTTATCCGCGGTCAGTTTGAGAACCGCAACTCTGAGCGCATCCTTGAGATGTATCGCTATCAGGATAAAGAACAACTAGTCTTATTCTTGCCTGAGCGCAACAACTTTGTCCTTTCACGTGTAATGAACGAGCTTGGCGAAATTCCAGTAGCCATTGCCCTTCGTCCCGGCGTTGATTCAGATGAGCATCAGCGTGGTCAGTTTGATGACATTATGTGGGTACAGGTTGCTCGCTCACGCTTTGCTTCTCTTGCCCTTGAGGCAGCACAGAAGGCAGTGCAGGCACCATTTGCTTTGCCATCAGATGTTAACGTTCTTGAGATTGGTCCAGATGCGACTATTCGCTCTGCTAATCCACAGCAGATCCGTCGTGTCGATCTTAACGTTCCACCGGGAATTTTCCAAGAGAATGAAATTCTCGATCAGGAAATGCGTACTGGCTCACGTTATCCAGAAGGCCGACTTGGTCAGCAGTCTGGTTCTATCGTCACTGGTCGTGGCGTTGAAGCGCTCATGGGTGGCTTTGATACACAGGTCAAGACAGCACAAGGCGTATTCGCAGAAACATTTAAAGAAGTTATACGTCTATGCTTTAAGATGGACGAGAAACTCTTTGGCGATGTAACCAAGGAAGTACGCGGCATTAATGCCGGTGCTCCATATCAGATCACATACAAGCCAGCAGATGACATTCGTGGAGATTACTCTTGCGATGTTACCTACGGCATGATGGCTGGTCTTGATCCAAACCGCGCATTGGTATTCGGATTACAGGCACGTGGCGATAAGTTAATCTCACGCGACTTTCTCCGCCGTCAAATGCCTTGGGAACTTAACGTTACCCAAGAAGAAGAACGTGTTGAAGTTGAAGAGCTACGCGACAGCCTATGGCTGCCGTTGCTTCGTATGCAAACGCATTACCGCAAATCGCAATGCAAGGCGGTGACCCATCTAAGGTCATCAACGCCATTGCTCAGGTGATTCAAGGCCGTCAAAAAGGCGATCCTATTGAAGAGATTGTCATGCAAGCATTTGCTCCTGCACCAGCACCACAGGCACCACAACAGCCTGCTGGTATGCCGGGAGCAGAGCAAGGACAGCCAACACCCGGAGCACAGCCGGGGCAACCACCAATGGCACAAGGCGCGCCGCAAGGCCAAGGTGGCAATGCTTTGCAAAGCCTGTTAGCAGGCCTTTCGTCTTCTGGTAACCCGCAGTTAGCTGCATCGGTTAGCAGACGCTCACCCGCCTAACGTTACGAGTGAGAAAACCAATTCCCTATAGGAGATAAAAAATGGCAGTATTCAAATCAAATCTACAGTCACCACCAGTTAAGGTGGCAATGCAGGGTGGAATGGGATCATCTGAGGCTACAACTCAGAAGACCGGCATCCAAGATGCACCATCAGCAAAGTCAACTGGCAAGTCAGACATTAAGTTCACAGTCCAGCCATCTGGCACACGCGGCTCTGGCACAACTGCTGGAAAGCCACGCGCTTAATCAATGTATGACGAAGAGAGCGATAACGCCAATCAGGTGTTATCCGTCTGGGATGTTGTCGCTCTCTTTGCACATTTGTTAAAAGATTTATTTGTAAGTTTTGCAAAGTTTTTTGATGTATTGAGCAATATGTTTCTACATCAAGCAAATGTCGCGGAAGAGCAAAAACTCTTTCACGATGATGTTGTCCGAACCATTGAAACAATTATAGAGGGTGAGTGATTATGGCAGGCAAAGGCGGCTATCAAGCTCCAGCACGTCCCGCTGTTCAATCAGGCCCCGGGGCTTTAAGCCAACGCACCGATGGCGGACCTGCATCAAAGCAAGCAATGCGTTACATCTCTGGCATGCCTAATTACGGCGATGGTCAGGACATGATGCAGATCCAAGGCGGCGCTCCTATGGCAGCATCGCCTTCCCCAACGCCCGTATCTGCTGCACAAATGGCGCAGAACGCGCAACAACAGCAACAACCACAACAGCCAGTCACACCATTGACTGCTCCAACTGCCCGCCCTAATGAGCCAGTCACAGCAGGTGCTGCAACTGGCGCTGGTCCGGGCATGAGTGTTCTCGGTATTCAGCCGGGTCAAACGGTTCCTGCTGGTCAGTCAGCAAAGCAAGTAGTACAAACATTGGCGATGCACCCAGATGCTTCACCGGAATTGCAGCAATTAGCAAGCATTTTGGGGAAGTAATTTATGGCCGCAAACGATCCTAACTCAACTACGCCGCCTAACGTTGATCTTGCAAATCAAATTTCAAAGTCGTACCCACGTGCTGATGCAGCCGTTAAGGGTGCCGCTATCGCAAGCAACAACCCAGATACTGCTAATACAGTAGGAGCGGTTGGTTCAGTAACCCCAATGGGGCAAGCTCTTGATGAGCATTTAAAAACTTACAATTCTCAGGGTTGGTTCCAAAGCATCCTGACAGATACAAAAGATGTTGCCAATTCTGTCATCGGCACTATCGGTAAAATCCCAGTCTTGGGTACTATTGCAAAGTGGGCTAGTAAGCCATTGCAAGAAGTGCAGAATGATTACAAGTTCATCCACGCTCTATGGGCTGACCATGGTGCAGGTGCTGGCATGATTGGTACGCTTGGCGTACTTGCTGGCGCAGCAATTGGTGGTTTGGCCGCCGGCCCAGCAGGGTTGGTTGAAGGAGCAAGCGCAGGCGCTGCTCTAGGCGGAATGGCCACAAGAAACATTCTTGGTCGTGTCATTCCTGCATATAACGATTCTTTTAAAAAGTCTTCTGATCCAAAGTACAACGTGTCTTTTGGACGCGACATTGCCCACGGTCTTTCACAGGTTCCCGGCTTTGGCGTTTTAGCAGATACAAGCAAGGGCTTTGGTCAAATCGTATCTGGTATTGCTGATGCTTCTTTTGACTTAACCGCTGATCCACTTGCTCGCGTAGGAAATATCTACGGCAAGGTCAAGGGCGGAGATTATTTAGCTGAAGCTAAGACAATCGATGAAACTGGCAAAAGCGTTACCATGCGTGATGAAA